CAGAAGGTGAAACAGAAACACCAGAATCAGAGACAGTTCAAGGAGATGATGAGCAACCTGTGGAAGCAGTGGAGGAAGGAACAGAGGAAGTAGAAGAAGTAGTCGAAGAACCTAAAGCACCTATGGTGCCTAAATCTAGACTTGATGAAGTTTTAGCAAAAAACAAAGAAATGCAAAAACGTTTACAAGACATAGAGGGCAAAGAAGCTGAAGAAACAAAAGCACCTGAATATGATTTTGTTGCTCAAGAAAAAGCTTATCAAGATTTAGTATTAGAAGGTGAAACCGAAAAAGCTGCTTTGGTTAGACAAGAAATTAGATCAGCAGAAAGAGAACAGTTAATGTCTGAAATGCAAAGTAAAATGGGTCAAACCGTACAACAAGATCGTGAATTGCATGAATTAACTCAAAAAGCTTCTGAGATTATGGAAGTCTTTCCTATTTTTGATGAAAAAAGTAAAGCTTATGACGAAGGTTTAACTAATGAAGTTATGGAGTTACGTGATGCTTTTATTTATCAAGGCTATGGTGCTGCTGATTCTTTAGCAAAAGCTACTGAAGTTACTTTGTTAAGTAAAAAACCAGAGTTATTACAAGGTGAAACAGCTCCAGCAGTTGATCCCGCACCTACTTTGACTAAAGCAGTACAAGAAAAGAAACAAAAAGCTACTGTTAAGAAAAAAGTAGAAGCATCTCAAGCGCAACCACCTGAAATGAAAGGTGAGTCTGCTAAGAATAAAAAAGTAGTAGATATAAATGTAATGTCTGATGATGAATTTCGTGCATTACCTGAAGATACTTTACGAAGATTACGTGGTGACTTTGATTAAAGAGTAGTATACTATTTAAGAATTCGTCCGTTGGAACGATATCTAACAACTGATCGTTCAGTATAATCATCGTATAATTCGTCTGCAACGACGTTAACTGCTCGAGGTCGTGCTCGTTAAACTAACGATATCGTATCCCAACGATAAAGGGTATACGGGATATCGCCCCAAATAGCGATTGGTTATTTAATTTAATTTTATTTGGAGGGCCTTATGGCTAATACAAACTTTAGCGCGTTGACCAGTGAACAGCTTACTATCTGGTCTCGTGATTTTTGGCGTGTAGCTCGAAATATGTCTTTCATTAACCAATTTGCGGGTAGTGGACCCAACGCAATGGTTCAGAGCATATCTGAACTTACTCAATCAGAAAAAGGCGCAAGAGCTGTTTTAACACTTCTTGCTGACATGACTGGTGACGGTATCGTTGGAGACAACACTCTTGAAGGTAATGAAGAAGCATTAAGAGCATACGACATCGTTGTACAACTAGATCAAATGAGAATGGCAAACAGACTTTCGGGTCGTCTTGCTGATCAAAAATCTGTTGTCAACTTCCGTGAGCATTCAAGAGATGCACTTGCATACGCAATGGCAGATCGTATGGATCAGTTAGCGTTTTTAACCTTAGCTGGGATTTCTTATAACAGAAAGAACAACAATATCGGTGGTTCTTCTGCTACAAGACCTACTTTAGGTTCAGGTGCTAATTTATCTGACTTGGCATTTAATGCTGATATAACTGCTCCTACTTCTAACAGACACAGAAGAATTGATGCGACTAGTGGTCTAGTTGCTGGTGATACTTCTGCTTTAGTTGCTGCTGACACAATGTCTTATAAGTCTATTGTGGAATTAAAAGCATTTGCTAAGGACCAATACATTAGAGGTATGAGAGGCGCAGGTAATGAAGAGATGTTCCATCTTTTTGTTACTCCACAAGTAATGGCTGATCTGAAGCTAGATTCAGACTTCTTATCTAACGTAAGAAGTGCTGGCATCAGAGGACCAAACAACGAACTATTTGCTGGATCTTCTAGCTTAATGGTTGACGGCGTTATGGTTCACGAATTCAGACATGTACCAAACACATCTCAGGGTACTTCTGGTACTCAGAAAGGTGGGTCTGGTAGTGATGTTGATTTCGCTGCTTGCCTATTCTGTGGAGCTCAGTCTCTTGCAATGGCAGATATCGGGTTACCTGAAATAGTTGAAGACACTTTTGACTATGGAAACCAAAACGGTATTTCTATTGGTAAGATAATGGGCCTTAAAAAGCCAGTCTATAATTCTGACATTTCTGGTCAGAACGAAGACTTTGGTGTAATCAGAGTAGATTGCGCATTTTAATTAAGATAGGGGTGGTCTTCGGACCACCTCTTTCTATGAAACAGGAGTTTTAAATGGTAGAAAAAGAAATGAAAAGAATGACAGTAAAAGCTAGTGAAGATGTATATGTATCTTTGACTACTGGTGATGCAGTAAGACTAGCCGCAGGAGAAGAACGAGAATTTCCAGAATATATTGCTTACGCTTGTTTAGAAGCTGGTTGTACTGAAGTAAAAGTACCAACTATTGATGAAGTAATAGAAAAAACTAAAAAGAAAACAACTAAGAAAAAGTAGATGGCAGGTACATTACAAGCACAACATATCTTATCCAGAGTACGTAACATACTTCAGGATAATACTGCTGTGCGTTGGACCGACGGCGAGATGTTTGATTATTTAAGCGATGCGCAAAGAGAGATAGCTAATTTAAGACCTGATGCTACTGCTACACATAGTAATGTGCAGTTAACAACAGGTACGGAACAAACCATACCAACTGATGGCTTACGTTTAATTAAAGTAGTAAGAAACATGTCAGGAACAGCTACAGATGCTACTGGTGCTAGAAGCATTAGGGTGGTTACAGAAGACTCTTTAAACTCAACAGAACCTAGCTGGCATAACCCTACCGTGACTGGAGATGCAGCACATGGTACTGAAGTAAAACACTACATATTTGATAATGAAGACCCTAGAAAATTTTATGTTTATCCTGGTGTTGCTGGTAATGCTTATGTAGAAATAGTGTATTCTAAAAATCCTACCAGTCTTGGTGCAGCTACTGATGTAATACAAGTAGATGATATTTATGCTAATGCTTTGATAAATTTTGCTTTATATAGAGCGTATTTAAAAGACTCAGAGTATGCAGGAAACCAACAACGTGCTGGAAGTCACTATCAATTATTTACGCAAAGCATTGCACGAGGCGGAATAACTGCAAATGCAGTACAACCTAATCAAGGAGTAATGAATGGCTAGTTTTGATTCTTTAATTAGAGATATATTACCTTACGTTCCAGGTTGTCCTGACAGTTTAATCGAAACTAATATCAGGTCAGCAACTATAGAACTTTGCGAAAAAAGTAGAGCATATACTTTTGACTTAGACCCAATAACTACTGTTTCAGGTATTTATGAGTATGAGTTTGACCAACCCACTGGTACGGATGTACATCAAATACTTTTAGCTACTTATGACGGACATGATTTAGATCCTATTAGTCCTAGAAGTTTAGAACTTAATTACCCAGACTGGCGTGACCGTGGTGGAACACCTACTGTTTACTTACAAAAAACTCCGGATACTTTTTGGTTAGTGCCAGTACCTAATTCAAACAAACAGTTAATTATGAATGTTGCCTTAAAACCAAGCCGAACTACACGTAGTATTGATACTACTTTTAGTGATACCTATCGTGATGCTATTCTTTATGGTACGGTGTACAGATTATTAAGAATACCGCAGAAGGAATGGACTGACCCCATTGCTTCCGCAGATTATTTTGGTTTGTTTAATGAACAAATACGTTTAGCAGAATTAAAAGGCCGTGGCGGTGATACCGGGGTAAAAAGAACAGTTAAATATAAAACAGCAGGTCTAAGCCACAGGAAGAGGTATGGACGATATGGCAAAGAGTTGGACTATTAAAGATACTGTTTTTGAATATATTCCGATAGAGGATATAAAAGTTGCGTACAACAACATCGAACAGGATCTTAAACGTGTAACGCAAAAGTCATATGCAGATTGGATACCTGCTGATGTATATGCAGCGTTACGAGATGGTAGCTCTGAGTTATACATGGCGTATAAAAAGGATTATTACGCAGGTTTTGTAATAGTTTCAGTCATTAACGATGCTGGTGGAGAAAAAACATTACATATTTGGGTTGCTTATAGTAGACCCGGGTATAATATAATAGGCGCAGGTGTTGAGTTTTTAGAAGAACTTGTAAAAAATACCAGCATAACTGGAATGGAGTTTCATTCCAATCGTCTTGGATGGAGTAAGACGGCTAACTTGCACGGATTCAAAGCAGTTACAACAGTTTATAAAAA